CAAGCTGGTTGGGGCCTCCGGCGAGGAACTGGAAGGTGTAGGACGCGCGGATGTCGTACCACTTGAACGGGAATGCCCGCTGGGTAACGACAGGCTGCGGCCGGATCGAGACCGGGATGCCGAACTCTGTGGCCTCCTCGAATCGCTCCGTACCCGGCTGGACGATGTCCTCGATGACGTTCGTGACACCGAAGGACAGGAGGTCCGCGAGCGGAGTGCGCGCGCTGTTGAAGTCCTGCAGCGCCTGCTGGTAGCTGTCCCACACCGCGTTGAGATCCTGCCCATCCCGCGTACGGGTGAGGATGTCAGCACTGGTGGCGTAACCCTTAGCCATCTGTCATCCCTCCCTTACGTGGTTGCCATGGGGCAGCGGACGATCATGCGTGTGGTGGAGACCATCTTGCCGATGATCTTGCTGGTCGCTGCCACCGCGTCAACGACGCCGACACCGCCAGCTGTTCCGTGCGCGTAGACGATGTCACCAGCGGCCCATGCGGTACCGCCGGTCTTGGTCGCCTCCACGATCTCGCCATCAGTCATGACGTCGATCGGCTCTGCGGCCGACATCGGCCGGACCGCGATGATGACCCCGATGATGGCAGTCTCAGCGGCTCCGCCAATCACGACCTGTCCAGACGTGTTGATGCTCACCGCCTGGATCTTGCCGACGTCTGTGCTGGTGATGGCAGCCAGAAGCGGAGCGCGGAATCCGCCCACTCGTGGCTCATACTTGTCGTACCTAGACACCCTTCACCACCCTTCTCCTCCTAGCCTCCCAGGCGGGAGCGCAATGCCGGCAAACGCTTGGACATCTCGGACTTGTCAGGCTTCCCGGCCTGACCAGCCTTGCCCTGGTTCATCGGCGGAACACCCGTCTGTTGCTGACCGCCGTCCCCTTCGGACTTCGGCTTGAGCATCCACGGGTACTGCTTGGCCAGGCCTTCAATGATGGCCTTGAGCCCCACGACCTGGCCTTGATCGTCTATTTCAAGCTTGCTGATATCGACCATTCCGAGCGCGACAGCGGGATCTTGCCAGTCGTACGTGTTATCGCTGAGGAATCCGTTGCGGACGCGCTCGCGCCGCAGGTCCTGATCGGCCTGCGCGAGCTTCGCCTTGAACTCCTCGGCGTCACGCTTGAGCTTGTCCATCTCCGGGAGGTCCTTGTCACGGATCTCTCGCAGCTGTGTCTCCAACTGTGCTGCCCGCTGGTCTGCCGCGCGCGTCCTCGCCTGCTGGGCCGCCATCTCCTCAGCCGTGTGAACCGCTGTCGGAGTCGCCGGAGCGCCGCCCTGTGCGTCCGCTGTCTGGCCCTGCTGGCCGGTGGCACCGCTCTGTGTGCCCGCGCCGCTGGTGCTCGTATCCGCCCCTGCACCGGCGCTCTGTCCGGTGTCTCCAGCGCCGCTCTGTGCGCCGGGGTCGAGTGGTGCCGTCATCTTGCTGCCTCCGGATGATAGTTCCTCTGTACGCTGGAAGTCGAATCAGCTGGCAAGCCAATCCTCGAATGCCTTCCGTGCCTCCTCGGTTGGCCTCTGCCTGAACTGTAGTCCACCGTCCCCGGTAAACGGCTTACGGTGGTCCGCACCCTCAAGGCCAATAGCCATAGGGATTCCGGCAGGGAACGCATCGCACGTCCGGACAGTTCGCCCTCCGGGGTCGATCGCGGTGGCAGGCCTCGGCTCGCCCTGTAGGCGCTCACATGCCAGGCATTGCACTGGGCGTCGGCTTGTCATGGTCTTGTTGCCTCCTCGGCCATCCGCTGCATAACCCTGCCTATCTTGAGGATCCAGGGTCGCGGGCGACCTGATGTTGTGTACTCCGACCAGATCTCAGCGAACATCTCCGCCTGCGAGTGCGCGCCGTACTTGGAGACGCTGAACTCAATGACCGTCTGGTTCTGCTTGACCCAGGCATCGGCCTCGGTCCACGTCAGCCCGATATCCCTGTGCCGTCCTCGGGTGATGGTTGGCTTCTTGAGGCCAAGCTCCTTCGCCACCACACTGAAGATGCGCTCGGCTTGGTCAACCGTGTAGTTCCCGAATCCATCGTTGAACCGGAAGTTGACGTGGTGGCCATACTCGTGTGCCACCGTCGCCTCTAGCCCCGGCCGGTCGGAGTGCGAGTGCCATCCAGAGCCGTGGTCTTTCCGCGACAGCGCCGTCATCCTGTCCAGGTCATCGAAGTGCCCAGGACTGATGCTGATGTCGCGCTCTGCCAACCGGTAGTAGGCGAGCGTGTTCTCTCCCTGGGAGTTGATGAACTCCCTGCCATACATCGTGGAGGAGCCCTCACCACGGACTCTGTTCAGCTTCATCATCGTATACGGCGTCTTGGTGGCCTGCGTCCGTAGCTCGCGCCCCGCTGCGGTCCGGGCCTTGCCGGATGCCATCAGATTGATGGTCTTGGCGTGCTCCTTGGCCGTCCGTACGGTCTGCGCGCGGATCTGTGCGGGTGTTGGACCGAGGAGCCGGAGCGGAGCGGATGCGGTGACCCGCCCAGCGCCGGGCAGGCTCGGGCCGATCCTCTGACCGGGCAGCGCGCCGTGACCACCGAGGTAATTGTCATACTTCCCAGCAAATAGCCCATCGATGAACGCGTCATCGTCAACGACTACAGGGGTTGCGTAGCACAGGCACTGCGGGTGCGGCTTGCGGGGTACGTCCCGGACCGGGAACACTCCAGGCCCCATCTTGAACTGGTCGTCGTGAGCGAGGGTGTCGCAGTCGTCTGCCTTTGGGTGGGAGCGCGAGAGGTTCCAGCGCATCCCGAGCACCCAGGGCTTGTCAGCGGCCTCAACCGACATAGCGTGGAACGCATTGTTGATCTCGGTCCGCGCCAGTCGCATCGCCGCGTACCGCATCCCGCCCGGCGTGCTGGGGTCAAAGAAGTTCAAAGCCTCCGCCGCGAACTCCCGCGCGCTCAAGCCCCGTGCCAGAGCGCTGTTGATCATCCGGTCGATCTGCCCGCCAGTCCGGACCGTGTTGTTATAGATCCTCTGGCTGAGCGGGATCGAGGACTGCGTGATGCGCGCAGTCGCCACGTCGATCGTCCTGAGTAGACTCTGCTCAAGACTGTCCGCGAGAGCCTTAGCCGTCGCCGAGTCGCCCACCATCCCGAACAACGCCGCGTCGAGCCGCGCGCTGAGATGGTCGGCGGCCAGAGCGGCTCGCGCGCGGCCCTGGCTGATGACATCGCCGATCCGGCCGAACACCTTGACCTGCTGCCGAAGCATCTCCTTGCGGATCTCCCGCAGCTGGCTGACCCGCACGAAGTCGCTGATGCTTCCCTTGCTACGCGCCAGGATGCGCTTGATCTGAGCGTCCAGATCCTTCTGTGCCTCTAGCAGGACGCCCAGCAGCTGATGGTCAGCAAGCTTCTGGACCCCCGCATAGGCGCGGATCCACTCTTGCGGGTCAGGAGCCGTAGCTGGCATTACGCCTCCGGAGGCGCGGCCTCGGTGTCGAGCCGTCCGCCAACCACGTCAAGGGCAGCAGCCTGCTCGTCAAGGATCTGCTGGAGCATATCGTCCGGGAAGTTGAGCCCCAGCGTCTTGGCGAGGTAGCTCAGCGCCCACTCCCGAGACACCAGCCCTGCCTGGACTAGCGCCGTAACCTCGGCCACTACCTCCTTGCGGTTCAACGGGAGCATCGGCCCGAAGGAGGACACCGCCTCCAGCCGCTCATCCGGCGTCAGCCCCTCATACGCTGGGATCCAACCGTGGATGAGGTCATGCATGAACTGGTCGAGCTTGCCGCCTAGCTCGGTCTGCTTTTCGCTGTTCTTGGAGGTCAGTGGAGCGAACCGGATGGCCAGCGCGATCCCGGACTCAGCAGCTGTGACCTCAATCGTCCCAACCGCTACCTCAGGCGTGCCAGTCGTCTCCAGCGCCGCGCTCCGCAGCGCGCCGTAGTGCCCGAGTCCAGGCTCCACCGTCGTAACGCCTTCAACCCGACCGAACTTCTTGCCATCCTGTAGCTCGACCATCCCGGCCGGACTGATAACCCAGTCCTGCGTCACCCCGTTAGCGTCAACAGGAGGCGCACTGTCGGTCCAGTAGACGCCCAGGCTCTGCAACGCTAGCGCGAGGTCCTGGTCACTCATCGTGGTCGTCATGCCGCCGAGGACTGTCTCAACGCCCTGGATCTCCGACACGCCGAACACGCCCGGTGCGCCGCCGCGCCGGTTGCGGAAGTGATACACGGGGATCGCTGTGATCTGGCTCGGCAGTGGCATCCCGGCCATGAGGAGTTGGTTGCCGGGTGTGTCTAGGCGCGTCGGGACCTCCGCACCCTCCAGATCCTCCTCGGTCAGCGGGTAGCGGTCATCCCACTTGGCGAGGGCATAGAATCCCATCTGCACCGCGACGGTTCCGATCGGCGAGCCGAACGCAGCCGCGTCCTCCTCATCCATCACGCGCCGGTACATGAGTCGCTGTGCGATCTGCGTCGTGCCATCGTCAGCGAGGACGATGTTCACGATGTAGCAGCCGATCACGCGCTCTTCATCAACCGGGTCAACAATCGGGAAGTACTGCGCCGGATCTAGCTCGGTGATCCGGATGCGGGTGCCTTCGGCCTTGAGCGGATCGGCGGTCACATGGATCATGCCGTCGCCGCGTGCGAGCGTCCATCGCTTGACCGAGCCGAACTTGGACAGGAACTCCTCACGCCGGAACAGCGCGTCCACGAAGCTCTGCGTCACTAGCCGCTGCGCGTCCTCTGCTGGCTCTCCGGTGTCGCTCATGATCCAGGTCCAGGCGAGGTCCCGAGCGAGGTAGGAGTTAGTGGACTCGATGATGGTGCGGGCGCCAGGGATGTACCTCCGGCTGATCTCATCTCCATCGTCCCGGAGGAGCGCCTGGAACGCCGAGGGTGCGTTGTTGTAGATGTCTGTGTATGCCCAGTAGGCCTGCACACGCTGCTGGTCGTCCACCTGCTTGGTGTTGACGAACGTCGGCGGTGCGCCTCCCAGTGCAACCGCAGTCGCGTATGGGGATTCCGCAACCATTACTTCCTCCTACTCGTGACATTCGTGCGGTTGCTCTGCGCGGGCACGCGGAACGGGTTACCGAACAGTCCTGAGAGGAGCCGTCCCAGTGCCTCAGGGCAGTGATTATCCTTGGACATCGGCTCCTCAGGCGCTGCCCGCCCCCGGTCGCCTGCCTTCTGCGAGTCCGGATAGCGCCATTCGTTGAACTCGCGGATCGTGTTGACGCACTTGCGGCTGATGGTGAGGCCAGGCTTGCGCTCAGGGTGGCCCAAGTCTAGGTGCTCCGGGGTCATCTTGAGGAATCGGCGCATCCACTCGATCCGCCCCTGCAGCAGGATCGACCCTCCACGGTAGGCCGGAACCTGGAGTGCCTCCGAGATGGCGCGCGTACGGTCCGGCTCCGCTGGGTCCGGATAGAACATCCGCGTCTGGGCGGGGCACAGGCCGCGCGAGCGGATGTCCTTGATGGCTTCCTCGGTCGTCACGCCGGTCTTGTAATACTCATCCAGGATGTGGATGCGCTTTCGGTCCGGCGAGACCTGTACCAGCAGCCAGGCGAACGGGTTGGTGAAGCCGTAGTCCACCGCCGCGTAGGTCGCCCACGCAGAGTTGAAGTCGTGGTCGGTGACGTGTAGCTCTTCATCGAAGTCCTTGAGCACGCGCCCAACGAACTCTGTGAACTGCGCGGCCTCCTCCTGGTTGAACATCTCCATGCTCATGTCAAGGAACAGCGCCCAGATCTCTGGGTGGATACCGGTCGGTGCGGCCGCGCCGTGCGTCGCGCTGAAGAGCATCTTGAGCGTCGGTATCAGCCGGTCCATCCGGCCGTACCGGCGCGCCTCCGTCAGCCGCGACAGCAACTCCTCATCGACTCCTCCAGGGAACAGGTGCGGGTTCACCCAGGCTGGGGCGCGCCAACTCTGCCAGTCGGTCCGCTGTGGGTCCAGTCCGGCCATGTAGAGGTCATAGAACCAGTTCTTGCCCTCAGGGGTTGAGAGGAATGCCGTCCAGCCGGTAAAGTCCGCGAGCGTTGGACGTAGGTACTTGATCCACACACTCGGCTTGAGCTTGGCGGCCTCGGAGAAGATAGCTCCGCTCAAGCCCTCGCCAACCAGCGTCCCCGGATACTTCGCGCTCTTGGCATGCACGATGAAGCGCCGGTCGAACAAGCTGGCAACCATCTCGCCAGACTCTGGGTTGTAGTAGCTGCCAGGATGGTCGAGCCGCATCCCGATCCGGGTGATGGAGTCCCAGAAGACACGGAACTCCTTCTCAGAGTCGCTGTACTCAGGCCCGACAATCCAGTACTCCCGGCGCTTCCCTTCGCGCTTGAGATCATCCAGCTCATACCATGCGCGATACGCCTCCGGCACCAGTAAATGCCCACCAGTCTGGCTCTTGCCAGCGCGCCGCCCGAATGCCACGACCTTGTTCCGCGCTCGGCTCGTGATAACCTCGCGCTGGAGCGGGTACGGCTGCCAGTTCGTACGATCCCACGTCATCTTGTGGATCTGCAACGGGATCGGTGGCGTCCGCCACATAGTCGGTGTCGTCATGCAGGCTCCCCGGCTGGCGGGGCCACGTCAAACGTGAAGGGACGCTCAAAGCTGCTGCCAACTGAGGTGATGCCGAACCCAAAACGTATCTGTGACGCCGCAACCCTGGTCTCCTCGATCAGACCCAACGCTCGGGCTGCCAGGTCCTCCATCGTGTCCTCGGTCGCGTCGCTCTCGACCTCAACAATGTGACCGGCGATCTCAAGATGGACCTTGCGCATTGGGCTCCTCGGTGTCGGCGTACTCACCCTCAAAGAGCTTGCGGAGCCCTTCCTGCCATCCAGGCATCGAGACGTCAACCTCAAAGCCGCCCTTGATACCCGCCCGGTCGAGCAGGCTGTTGCACGCCGCAATCACGTCCTTCTCCGGCGTCATTGGGTTGAAGGCTATGGCCAGCAGCCGGGCCGCTACGGCGTCGCTCGCTCCGGCGATCCGCATACGCGCGGCCTGCCGTACCGCTGGGTTGTAGCCGCCATGCGTGACGCAGACCTCGGCTCCGGGGATCGAGGCGCGGAGGCAGGGGCGGGTGAGAGCGTCGTTGTCCGCGTCGACCACATAGCGCCCCTCCTTGTCGCGGAGGTAGCTCCGGGCCTTACAGGGGTTTGCCATCCTGGAGACGAACTCGCCTGCCTCGTCCAGGTCCTCCTGCAGCCCGTTCCATCGCCACTGCGCGCCGAACGGTACGTTGGTCTCTTCGTCGCCGATGCGCTCGATGTCTTCCCAGTGCGCCATCAGCCATTCGAGGTCTGCCTTGGTATTGCCGCGAGAGGCCGTGGGGACCTTGACATCTGTCCGCCCATCGTCCCCTCGCGGCATACCGCGCTTGGTGCTTACGCCCTTCTGTCCACCTGCCATGAGGAGGAGTGTAGCTGGCTACTCCCAGATCTCCGTGTCGTACCACG